GCACCTGGTTGAGAAGTAGATCCAGGACTATTTGATTGATTATTACGTGCCTTAACACCCTCGGCAACTGCATTCTTAATGTATGCATCTTCCTGTTCTTGTGTTAAATTAGGATTCTCTTCTCTTATTAATTCAACATCTTCTCTTGCATCATTAATATCTGCTTGCTGTTCCTTTGAGATAGGTTTATTATCTGGTAAACCATACTTATTACTACTTGCTCCTGGTGATGGTGCAGCACGTTCTGATTCTTGTTCTGGAGTTGCTGGTTTCTCTGTTCTTATACCATCATCAGGATGTTTTATTCTTGCTGCTGGTTCTGCTGGTTCTGCCCCTTCAGCAGTTCCACTGGTAGGTGAAAAGTTAGAATCATCAGTACCAATCTTTGTCTTTAATGGAGCTTGAGCATTGTTACCAAGAAGACCCATAATAATAGGGATCTCTTGCTCTTGCCCATCCAAGAAGAATCCAAAACAAAACATACCCTGTCGGATATTAGGTGTCTGATATGCACTTGCCATACCAGTACCTGCAGTGACAGGGTACATTACTTGAGCCCAAGGAAGATCTTCAGTTGCAATAGTTTCTTCAGATATATCATGGAGACCCATGATTCTTACCTTATACCTATACCCCCAACCTGGTATTGTATTTGGACTTTTAAATTTTCCCGCAAGAATATTATCCCTCCAAGTAGAGTCATCGGCAACTTGACCGATCCACCATTTGAATGTCTCACCTAGAAAACCAGGGTCGAATAATGCTCCTTGCTCCATAGATTAATCGTCGTATACTCTACATTCTAATGAGTCTGGATGATTATCACAGTAGACTTCAAGATGCTTATCTTCATGTCTTGTGTGCCAATCATTTATTTTTCCATCATTTGGTTCTACTTCCTCTTCAGTATGATCATGGAATGCATCATTGTGCATCTCCAAATCTGCTTCAGAATATTCGATCATACCATGATTTACATGTTCTTTATGATCTTTTGGATCAATGTAAACCTCGTGATTTAGATCGTGGTTTGGAACTTTAGTAGTCATTAGTTACTCCCAATACACATAGTTATTTAACAACCTTGGAATACTTACCACCCTTCCTAAAGTTTCTTCTTTTTGAGAATGAAGATATTACATCAGGTGCAGTTTTAGATTTTGCTGGTGTAGAAGTATCCGAAGAAATTGCTCGCTTTCTTTTACTTGTATCTCTTCCAGTTGAATCCCTAATTAGATTCATCTTTGTATACGTTTCCTTTTGAGAAAGGTAGTGACACAAATCTGCTACGATATATAAACCTCCACTTACCTTGTTTATGTCATCAGCACATACTTCCTGCTGTAATGATGCAGTGTCTACCCAGATAGCATCACCTGCATGAAGACTAAAATCTCCAGGTATAGTAATGGTTGTCATAGCAGCGAACAATTGATTATATCTCATAATAGATTGATTGACAACTTTTTCTATCTCCAAGTTTTCATCTGAAGATTTTTTAAGTTGCTCTTGCTCCTTACCTGTCCCACTACCAGAAGGTAAAGATCCAGTATCTTTAACTTTATATACTGTTCTAGTAAACTTATCATCAGTATCAAATTCTTCATTAAGTTTAGGAAGTTCTTTACCACCAGTTTCTATTGCTTTACCTTCCGAATCAATATATGAAACATTATAAGGTTTTCCCCCTGAAGCAGGAGAAGTATCAAAGGTTACGATACGAGTATTATATGCTCCCATCATTTTTTTCTTTTGGGCATCAACTTTATTATCATATTGGTATGTAAGTGCTTTGCCATCATAACCTTCAGGCACTGATGCACCTTTCATGTCAGGTGTTTGATTAAAAATGAATGCTTTCTTTGGTTTCTGTCCAAAGAAACTTTCGATTGATTTAAATATAAAACCTTCAGAAGTTTCAAAGAAAAAGAAACCAGCAGAAATACCTTGACCACCATCTGGAACTGATTTCTGTGCTAATTTATTAAGTGTATAAAAACATTTTTTATTACGACCAGTAAAGTTAGTATCTCCCTGCGTATCTTCTATTTGACTTACATCTTTATCACTATTGAGATACTTCTCATCAGTGAGTATTACCTTTACATGTTCTGATATAGGACCATCAAACCTTTCATTAATTCTTACTTGTTCATTTACAAGAAATTCTTTTGAAACTAAATCAAGAGCAACTACTTCTTTTGTCGAATCATTCGATACATTATTAACTTTATTAACATACATTGTTACTTCAATTTTTTCATCATTATTATCTAAAAATTTTAATAGAACATTTTCTTCTCCAACAATAGGCAATCCTTCTACTGAACTCTTTTTGGTTTTACCAGAGTCCACAGAATTTCCTGCATCAACAAATGCTACTGATGCTTGAAGAGTATCTTGCAATATGCTTTCATAATATAATAAACGTATAGTAGAAGTTGATACGTCAATGACTTTACCTTTATCTTTGTTAGAGGTAATTTTTATTGATCGTATATCAGATGCATTAGCATTCTTTGCTTTTGCTCTAATATTACTCTGTTTTTCTCTCCTTTTAGGACCAGATAATCTTGCCATTAGTTGTTACCTCCCATATCTATTTAACCACCTTCGTACAAAGATTCATAAGGATCATCAGCACCAGCATTAAATTCAACAGACCCCTCAAACTCCTTCATATAACCATCACCAGTAAAAGTTCCCAGATTAGGTTCTGCTTTTACATCAGAAAATGTTCCTCCTCCTTCTTCACCACCATCCTCATAAGAGGTATACTTTGCTACATCATTATCACTTTTAATTTTTTCAGCTTCCTTTCCACCAAATACAGCATCATAAATTACACCACCCAATGCATCACCACCAGCACCACCTAAAAAGGAACCAATGGCAGTACCAACAAAAGGAACTGGAATCAAAGTTCCAAGTGCTCCACCTATCCAAAGTCCTATTCCAGCACCTATTGCTTTAAATGCTGCTCTTCCTATTGGTTCTTTAAATACAAAATAATTCAGAGCAAAATCCATTAGTGCTCCAATGATAGGAATTCTTTTTACGATAGGACTAATAAACTTCTTACTAAATTTTAATAATTGTCTTGTACCTGTCTTACCAAGAGTTTTTGTAGTTAAATTTCTTACTAGATTTGTACCTGCTGATCTAGTAAATTTACCACCTAAATTTTTGATTGCCTCATTACCAAATCTTCTACGTGCTGCATCTACACCATACTTTCTAGCATACCTTCTAATCGCAGCATTCCCACGAGTCTTTGTAAGTTGACGTGGATTGAATCCTCTACGTGTTGATCCAAGATTTCTACCTCTTGTATTTCTATTCTGCCTACCCACCTCATTACCAACTGCTAAAGCAACCAGTCCCAATGTTGCAATAGTATTAAAAACTTTACTAATACCATCTATTACTTTATCAAAATTCTCTGCAGCTCCTTCGCCAAATTTATCTTTTATAAAATTCCTACTACCAGAGATTGCTTTATCACCCCACAAGAGAAAAGTTCCAAGTGCATCAACAAGACGTATTGCATTGATAGTAATAAAATCTATTACATTACCTATAATTGCAGCAATCTTTTTAAGTTGCGGTAAATTATCAAGCATTCTAAAAAGAATAGATCCCATTAAAAGATCTTTAAGATATTTTATTAACCCATCTAAAAAACTTAATTTTGCTTTAGTCTTTTTCTTTTTAACTTTCTTATCTGCATCATCTTTCTCTTCTAATTCAGTCTCCTCTATATTTCTTAATTCCTTCTCCCTTTCTCTTCTCTCTCGATCCTGTAACTTCTTATCTAATGCAACAGATCCTTTTAAAATTTTCTCAATCTCTACTACTCTTGTTTTAATTACAACAAGACTACTACCACCACTCTCTTTAGAGTCTGATTTTTTCTCAACAGGAGATAAATCTTTTGGTAAATCTTTGACAAGAGAAAATTTAGGACGAGATATTGTTATCGATCCTCCTTTATTTCCTTGTGGTAAAAATTTTTGAGTATCTATTGCCATACTATACACTTATCCCCAAAGTTTTTATTTTAGGTATAGATCTTTTTGCAGAAGGATTAAAATCAGGAATCTCATTACCGTCACCTTTTTTAGATCCATAACCAACATCTCCTCCACCACCAACTGCTGCCATATTTGCTTGTTCATTATAAGCTTGTACACTTGACTGTTTATTTACAGGAGTTTTAATAGTTGTTACTTTAGGTTTATTAAGATTCCTCTTTACTTCCATTCTCTTCTTGGAAGCTGATCTACCCATTTGTCTTACTTCACCACCTTGATTAAAATTCTGGGTAACATTACTAACAGAACCACCTTGATTATAGTTACTAACAGAACCACCTTGATTATATTGATTCATAACTGTTGGTCTATTAGTTCCACCTCCAGCAGCATTCATAGATGCAAGAGTATCAACACCATACTTCTGCACTGCACCCTTACTCATAACAAATTCACCAGCAGTTAATTTTGCAGGTACTTTATCTACACCAGAAGGACCAGATACAAAACCACCTTCTTTAAATTTATTAAATCCACCACCTAAAGGATCATTCCTCAATTGAAGCATGTCAGTAGAAGTTTTCATATTATTAACACTTCCTCCCCCACCAGCATCAGGTAGTCTTGTTGAATCTGCCAATACCTTTGCTGAACCAGTATCCATTCCTCCTTCTACAAGTGCATTTGTTTTTGATACTTCTTCATCTGCTAAATTTTTACCAACCTTATCCTTCTGCAACATCTTACCAGTAGCATATATTCCAGCACCAGCTGCCACTACACCACCAGCGATAAGACCAAACTTACCCAGTGCTGCTAACTTCATCTTTCCTATTGCTGTAGCCAATTGGAGCAATAGTTTAGGAAGTTGAACAACAAGAAACTTGGTGAAGATTACACCCATTCTAACTACCATTTGACCAAAAGTAGTGCCAAATAATAAGAATGCTGCTAACAATACAGGCCAAGTTTTCTTAAGGAACTTACCTATTGCTAATATTTTTTTCTGATTTTCTGGATTCTGAAACCAATCTAATAAGAGCATTAATGCTCTACCTGCAATAAGATTACCTAAAAATTTAAATACTTCACCAAACAAACTTGTAACTGGTTTAACAACTTTATCTGCAGCTGATTTTAAACCACCAAAACCTTTCTTAAGTAATTCTAATCCAGTTTCTTTCCTATCTCTTTTTAAATTTTCAGCAAGACGACGTTTCTTTTTAGCATCATCTTTTTTATCTACAAGTTGCTGCTTTAAAATATCACGTATTGATTCAACACGAACTGCAATAGATTTAATAATATCCTGTTCTTTTGGAAGAACTTTACCCTGATCTAATTCTGGAAGTCCCCCAACAGGAGCAATCATCTTCCGTCCCATTATTTTTTTGGGATCAATTTTTACCTTCTTAACTCTAAACTTCGGATCTGCTGCCTTTCTATCTGCCCTTACTCTTTGAATTTCCTCTTGCAGTATAGGTATTCTTTTATCCCTTGCGTTAGTAATTATGAGTGCATTAGTTGCTTCCATTAATGCACGTAAATAATCCACATCATTACCAATATCCATCAGATCAATATCAAGATCTGATAGTATTTTTATAACTGGTGGACTGCTAACGGCCATTTGATTGTTGTTGCTTTTGCTTTAATTCTTCTTCCTCAATATGTTGTTGAAGAAGTCCCACATAGATGTCTCGTTCCCAAGGCATCATATTTTCAATCTCGGTTAATGAATATTTATGGTACTGCATCAAAGAAAAATTCAATCTGAAGTAGTTCTCCAGGTCCATATGTATAAGGGCTATGCGAAAAAAGACGCTAAACCCTCAAGTACAACCTCACTTTCAACCTTTGTTTTAGGATTCTTCACCTTAATAGTATGAGATAATTTAGGCATTGTGGTAAAAAATTCTTCAATTAATTTAAACTGTGCAGAATTCATTTGCTCTAAAAAATCTTTCACTTCTTTCTTTGTACAATCTGCAGTAGCCCATACTTCATCTGCAGTAAATATCTTATCAATACATGTAGCAATTAATTCAAATGATTGATCCATTGAATTAGCATCATTAAAATCAAAATTATTTTTAATAAACTGTTCCAATGAAGGATACTTTAGTTCCATCATAAGATCCTTATCAAGTTTTATTTGATTCGTATGCTTATCATTTTTCTGAACTTTAATATCATCTAAATCAATAGTGATAGGAACTTGAGTCTCTTCATCATCAGGACATATAATATTAACTTCAATCTCCTCTCCAACAGATTTACCTCTGATGTTAAGGAATAAAAATTCAATATCAAAAGTAGGAAGTTGATCTACTTTAATTCCTTTTGTAAGAACACAGTTCTTTAAAACATTTTTTATAGCAGTTGTGATCTGTTTTGTATCTTCTGTTTCTAAAGCAAGTACAAGTAACTTCTCTTCTTTAACAAGAAAAGGTCTGTAGTTAATACTTTCTCCAGTAGAAGGTAACTCCAATTCATATGTCGGGGTGGCAATCTTTGGTAAAGGCATAATATCCTATAGAGTTTTCAGTATGTTTATTTATCAGGCAAATCCAGATGCAATTGAACGTAGTTGATCGTTAGCTCCAAGAGGCAAAGCATTATTTTGCAATGTCTTTAACCAATCATTTGTTTTAGCAGGTAATTGTCCAGCATTAAATGCTTGACTCTTTGAATTAAACTTCGCTATATCATTTATAGTACGAGGTTGCTGCGTTGTAGGACTGGAGGGTTTACCAAGAATGTACCTAATATAGCACATAGATACAGTGCATTTCAAGAGGGAAGATGAATCATAAGAGATTGGCATTGAATTAATAGCCAATGGAAATGTTCTTACGAATGTATAATCAATGCTACGATTATGATCCCTCTCAAACTTTGTAATCTTTAATCCTTCTGCTGTATATTCATCTGGATATTTGGATCGATAAAAATAATTTGAATTTAATGCATCAGATGAATCCTCATTCATAATCTCACTCATCCAAGTCTCAAAGAACTTGATGGGCAAGTAACCATTTGCATCAACATAAAAAGTTAAATCAATTCTATCCTCAAATATTCTTCTGTATGCATGTTTCTCTGTAACACCATGACGATCATTAGTAAGTTCTAGTGTTGCTAAACTAGATCCAGGTAATGATGTATCCGAACACATTATATTTAATCTATCTTGTTGCACTGAACCACCAAGAATCCC